TGGGACTATACCCAACGAGAGGTCAAATAGTGAGAACAAATCGGATTGTTGGGATAAAAAGCGGGTACGTGTCTAGTCATCGGTGGAAGAGATATGAGTCGTCAACGAGGTAAGTTCATGAACTGGATAACTGTCTTGGGTGCGGCGGGGACGTTTTTGGGTGTCGTCTGCGGATTATATACGGTGATTCGCAAAGCAGGATTGGACGCGCAAAAGCAAAGGCTCGATGAACGTACCCAAGAGTCAGACAAGGCCATAGCATTTATCCAGTCTTATGGACAACTCTTTGATGATATGCAGACACGTATTAAATCGTTGACACAAGAAGTCGGGCGACTGAATACGCAAGTTCAACAAAACGAAGTGGATCGTAGACAATTACAAGATCGTGTGCTAAAATTAGAGGAGCAAAGGCAGACATGGGTAGACGAAAGGAGCTCCTTGCTCAAGCGGATTGCAGAGCTAGAGACCGACTTAGACACGGCAAACCGCAAGATTGCTAATCTCGAAAGGGAACTAGACGCAGAAAAGCACAGGTAGGAGGGGAAGTGAGAGTTGTAGCCGTTGCGTTCTCAGATATTCATTGTGGTCACAGGATGGCCCTAATGAATCCAGATACTGAGTTGCCAGACATGACAACAGAACAGCCAGCACTGTACAAACCACAGCCGACGCTTATGCAAAGGTGGCTGTGGAAAAACTACATGGAGGGGATAGAAGGAACAGTAAAGCTAGCCAATGGCGACCCGATTGTAATTCTGTTCAATGGCGATATGACTTGGGGCATGAAACACCCGGAGGGGATTATCAGCACACGCATGTCCGATCAGTGTCACATCGCTGCAATGTCGTTTGTGCCGTGGTTCCAGCACAAAAACGTCAAATCGCTATGGATACTTGAGGGCACGCAATCTCACGAATATGGCGAGGGCACGGCCCCACAGCTAGTAGCCTCACATCTAAAGCCAACATACCCAGATATCAAGATCAAGATACTATCGCATGGCCTGCTAGACGTCGAGGGTATGGGTATCGATATCGCGCATCACGGACCAACTACAGGCTCCAGGTCATGGCTAAAGGGTAACACGCTTCGGTACTACATGAAAAGTAACATGCTTGCATCTCTTGCAGACGGCGTTACCCCGCCTAGAATTTACATCCGCTCGCACTATCACGAATACGTAGAAGAGACGGTCACAATCAATACGGCAAAGGGACCGGTGAGGTCTATCGGGTTTATAACCCCCGCCTTTTGCGGCATGACCCACTACGCTAGGCAGGTAACTCGAAGCGCTCACATGTTAGGGTGCGGAATGGTCGCTATGGAAGTGGTAGACGGAGAGTTGAGGGGGTTGTACCCAAGTTGCAAAGCCATTGATTTGCGCACAAAGGAGAGCGTCTTGTGAACAAAGAGGGGATTCTCGCAGAGATTGAGCAGTATCTACGGCTAGAGCGACGGCAAGAAGGGGATGTGTCTATTGATGACGTTGCGCAAGAGATCGGCATGGGGCGAAAGGCGGCAAGCGTGCGTATGGATGCGCTGATTGAGAAAGAGATATTCAAGTGTATCAATGTTCTGGACGATGGCCACTGGGTCAAGATATATAGAAAGGTAGAATGATGGAAGTTATCAATCTTGAGGTTCTGATTACGGTTATCACGGCATCATTTGTTGTCGCTAAAATCTTCAACGCAATCAAGGACCGCATGGGGTATCGTTGGGAGAACTTGAGCGACGTTGCCAAGGAGTTTTCCGGCTACGGCATGGTTGTGGTCAGCGCGTTGCTTATGTGGCTAACGGGGCTCGACATGTTGCCGGGATTCGATGCTGTATTGCCGTGGGTAGGTCGCGTGCTAACTTGCGTGATTGCGGGGTTTGGTCCTGGCGTGGTGTACGACGTGTGGATGGATAAGCCAGATACGCCAACCGCGTAAGTTTGTGGTATAATATGAGCAACAGTACCCACCACGCTTAGGTTTCCTGCCAAGGAAACCGCGGACCAAGGTGGGTCATAAGGAAAGGGACCAGGAGCGCTCCTGGTCCCTTTGTCTTTTGGCTAAACACAGTATCAGCAAACGTATTGTATAATCGCTGACCCCTTCCTTGTCATGTTGACATGACAGACTCTATAGTACCTCCAACATAGCTTCGCACAAATCACGGGGCGTCATTTCCATCAGAAACCATCGCCAACTACCGATTTCTGCTTGATGTGCCTTGCCCCACCAGATTCCTATCTGCGTCAAACCAACGTCAAGACCGTCCATCTCGCGCAACACGCGCAGTGCTTCGTTAAAATCGGTGCTGTAGTGAGGGTATTTCAAGTCAGCCCACGAAATAGGTTCCGTCATGTCTGCTAGATTCCATCCTGCTGCGTGATTGCGGCTTTTACGCAACGCGCGGTATGTGTCGCCACCAACAGCGCGATAGGTATACCACTGATACCCCTCTAGCTTCTCCGCCATCGCTACGTCAATCTCTCGTAGATTCATGCTCTTGTACTTGCTCATCATTTCGCCTCCACATATTCTTGAACCCGTCAATAATCCCCTCCCTAAAATAGCGACGTCGGTTCATTCTCAATCCGTTGCCGCGCCATGTCGCAGTATTCCGGGTTTAGCTCGACGCCGACGGATTCATCACAAAGGTCTAGCAGCGATTCATCGTCAGTTTCGTAAGTTGGGGCAAAGTCCCACTTACGGTCTTGCGGCCATCCCCATCCGGCGATCTTGATAACATCCGACGCGATCTTGCGAACAGATAGTCCGTTGTCCACAATCGCTTGACGCAATTCCTCTACGTCAACATCTTCAATAAAGTCTCGAATTCCGGTTACTTCGTTGTACTTGATCATTATCGCGTAGCTCATGTTATCCCTCCTGGTCTGTGTTCGGAGTTGTTAAAATGTCTATGTCGGATGTAAGGCTGTCTACCTCGGCCATAAGCGATATTACGATATCTAATAGCTCTTGAATCACACTGACGGCCATCCGCTCTTCTATATCATAATAGTCCAGATCGTCTCCCCACCGACTCTCAAGTAGCGCCAGTCTATCGGCGTCCATAACCCCTCCTATACTGCGTATGCGTAGCCGGCGTTTACCAAACGATCAGCGTTTACCGGCTTGACCAGCCAGTATTGGCCGTTATCACCTAGAACCAGCCATCGCTTTTTGTAGTTTGCGGACATTGCCACTTCGCGGCTATTGAATCGAATGGTGTCTTTCATAATCCGGTCAAACCGCTGCTTTGTCATGTCGTTCTCCTATGTGTTCCGCTTGTCAGACCGGCTTCGATTTGCTAGGGATTTCTCTCTAGTTTCGCGTACTAGGCCTGGCCGCTGTATTCCTTGTATTCTGCGATTACTCTATCCAGATCATCTTCTGAAAAGTCGCTAGCGTTTTCTGGTAGTTGCCCCGTCACTAACCAGAAATAATAATCGTCTGTGTCTCCGCCCGCCTTGCCAAACATCCGCCCGGCCAATTCCCCGGCCACTTCGATTTGCTTGTCAACTTTTTGCTCTGTCATCTCTGTGCCTCCCATGTGTATCTCGTTTCTAATCAGAGTATAGCACACAACGAGAACATTGTCAAGGGTTTTGGTGAGAGTTTCACAAACTCGTTACTCCTCCGGAAACATTGACATTTGTAACCGAAGCGTTTCAGCGTTACTTAGGTTCTTGATGGCCCACTCCCAGTAGGCTCGTTTTAGCTCAATCCCTACAAAGTCCCGATCCATCCCGCGCGCCACGTATCCGGTTGACCCAATGCCCGCAAACGGGTCAAATACCAAGTCGCCCGGGTTTGTCCACAACTCAATACAGCGCTCAATCACATCTAATTGCAATGGGCAAATGTGCTTTTCGTCTTGTGACTCCCGGGCAATCCTAGAATTTAGCGTGTTTGTTTGCCGGATATCATCCCAAACAGGGCTAGCATATCTCTGCCACATTTCCAGAGGGAAATCATCACGATCATGTAAAACATCTGGCGCGTCCTGCATGGCGTCTTTCGCTCGCCATTTACGAAACACAACCAGATAATCAGCCATTCCTTGTCGGCATACCTGGCCCCGCTTGCGGAGATTCTTGTATAGCAGCCCGTGGTTTTTAGTACGTTGCATCTCAATGACGGGATCTTTCCAGATGGTCACCCTTGAGTGATATACCCACCGATCATTTACGTCGTGCGCTCCAGGGTAGGGCTCGGTTTCTTCAAAGCGGCGGATAACCTCGCCCGGGAAGTCTCGTAGCCCGGCGGCTCCATCGCGATTCATATACAGCGGTAGGTCTTTGCAATGCACCGCACACAATCGGCCCGGCGTTGTAACGCGCCACAGCTCAGGAATCAAATATGAAAAGTGATCAAAGAACTCCTCGTCATCTCCACTGTTACCCATATCTGCAATGCTGTCAGAGTAGATATATAACGAGCTAAACGGGGGGCTGAATACCGTCAGATCAATACTGGCATCTGCAATCTTTTTTATTTCTTCTACAGAATCCCCAAGTCGCAGCTCCCAATGTTCTGACCGTTCAACCTCAGACTCTGGGACCGTTAGCGCTCTGTCGTCTAGCTGGCTTGATAATCCATTCTCTTTCATCGCAGAGGTCATTGACTCTTGCATCTCGTGATGTGCGCCTTGCTTTTCTCCTAGCGTTTTCATAATATTCCCCTCACTTGCTGCGTAGATTAAATACGCGTCTACTGGATATCCTTGCCCAAACCGCCAAGTTCTACGAAGCGCCTGATATAGCTTTTCAAATGAATAGGACACCCCCACAAACACCATCTTATGGCAGTGCTGCCAGTTTAGCCCAAACCCCGCAAGGCTTGGCTTGGTGATAATCTGTTTATATTCCCCGTTGGTAAACGCCGTCAGCTTACTTTCCTTTGACTTAACGCTATCAGATCCTCGCACGTCTATTGCGGTCGGGAATAATCGCTTGAGTATGTCTGCTTCATAGTTTGTGTCGCACCAAAGAACCCACGTATCATCCGAATCACCAACAATCTCAAGCGCTCTTTTGCATCGATCCTCTGCCGTTGCTCGTTTTTCTCGCCACATAGACGTTGCTGACAGCGTCCCGTCCAGGAACAGTCGTCCGTCTTTTTCAGCACGGCTATGGTCAACGCTTATTCGGTGTTCGTGCATTCGCAATTCTGGCAAGATAAACCCATCGTCTGGATATCCGAGGTCGCTTGGCAGAGATACACA